CACCACAAACCCTAAAGGAGAAGTAAACAACATAGCCCTACCATTAACACACTCGCTATACACATCTTCTGCCATATAAGTAAGACGCGGGCTTGCAGAAAGTATTTCTTCAATTCCTTTTTTTACTTGAACCCAACAGGTACGAATATCAGTAAGTACGGGCTGTATAATTTCCTTATTTTTATTTATTGAAACTATTCTCTCTTCCATTTTAATAGTCTATCTCCTTCCCGTAACGTTTATAACGGTTACGAGAGTTTGATCCGACTCCTTTATACTTAACCATGCGCCGTACTCCTAAATCTCCACTACGCGCACGGAGTTCTGCTGTACTAACTTGTTCATTAAATAAACCTAAATAATCAGCCGCAGCCGGTGCATCACTCCAATCCCTAGAAGGGATCCGGAGTAATCTGTATAAAGTTCCAAAAAGAATCCCGTCTCTGTAGTCGTTAGAGAACGCAGTGCTTATATTATTAGTTGTACGCGTTGGTTTTAAAGCAACAGATAACTGTAACCCATTAACAATTTTAGAGTTGGGTATAGGAATCACCCAAAACGTATTTGCAGATTTTTGCAAATACACCTGGGGTTTAGTAGAACGATCACGCCAATCTGGGTAATTAAGTTCTAAACTTCTAGGGCTTATAGGATCTAAATCATCCCCGTCATGGGTCATCCATAAAATACTATGTACAGAAGTCCCTACAGGTTGATCAAAATCATACTCATACACGCCCGATATAGTCGTTATTGGGTCTACATCATGCGTATAAGCCTTAGTTTTTTCACAAAACTCAATAGTAGCCGCGCGTAAGTTGGACTCTACTACCGAATCCGGGCACCCCGGAACATAAGGCAGTATTTCCCTTTCTAATGACTCATACGAAGCCATTTATTTACCCTGTTGCTGCGGGTAAAGGCTGAGAGGGAGCTGAAGAAGTGCCGATTTGATCCTGGTTCGGGCTTACATTAAATTGAGCTTGTCCTCCGGCACCAAGACTCCCCGCAAACAACTGGTAGTGTGTACCAGCTCGTTGTTGATTACCTGCAAACTCCGCATCCTTCAAGTAACACCTAAACAATACATAGTCTATAATTGCATTACCAAATATATCGTCTACTGAAATAGTAGCGCTTGTATTAGCTAGATCTGTTGGCGCACCTGAATATACAATCTCTAAGAACGTACTCGTAGTAGATGCTCCTGGGTAAACATAAAAACTACGCGGGTTATCCTCATCAAAAATATAATGTTTTACCGTAGTGGAATGCGTTGCATCACCGCCTACAGTTGGGTCATGCCAATTGGGTTCTTGCGTGTCTAGAATATCAGAGTCTACTAATCTAACGGCTCTTTTACCTGTTGCACTACCCGCTGCAGATGACATGTTCCTAGTCACCTTAATAAGCCGAAGCCCACCAGTGGGTAAGGATTGTTTAGTACCAACGACTAAAGCCACATTGGCGGTAGTCGCAGTAGATTCAGGTCGAAGATTGCAAACTTCTCTTTGTGCATCATTAACATACCGCAACAATTCTGCCTCAGGCCAACGAATGCTTGTTGTATCCTGAAGTATGTCTTGTATACGGGATATTAAATTAGCACCTGTTAGTGTACCGGCCATAATTTCACCTCGTTAATTATTCAGTTTTTGTACCCTCTACTTCTACATACGCCTCATTGACGTCTGGAGTACTAGGATCATCAGCGACATAATGGCCGTCTTTGTTCCTCGCTCTAGTTTTTTTCTTGGCGGTAGTTTTCTTAGCAGGTTTTTTAGGTGCAGGTTTAGGGGCTTCCCTAACCTCTACAGCGCCTTGCTGTAAAGCTTGATAGCCCATATCATCACCTACTTCCCGTTCTTCACCACCTTTCAAAAAGATAGATGCCCCCCAAGTTGTAGAAATATGGAGATCTGTTTCTGATTTAATTTTCACTTTTTTCTCCTAAAAAAGATTCTTTAAAAAAGTAGGTAGCCCCGAAAGGCTACCCACCACCCAGGTTTTAGTAAGCAACATCTAACCTTATAACACCAAAGTCTTCATTCTGACTTGATACATCAGAATAATAAACTGGTTTCTTAAAGCCAAATATCTTACCAATAGAGATACCATTTTGGTTTCCGTAGTCGAAAGTATCTTCGACAATTTCTGGAAGCCCGATATCAGCCATCGCAAGTCCTTGCGCTCCAACAAATAAGCAACCAGCGCCATCAATATCAGCGCCTGCCCCCCATTTGTATCCATTAGAACCGGCGTTACCGGAAGCTCCTGAAGTCGCGCCACTTGTGTTAAACACGTGCCTGAACTCATGAACCATAATGCCATCAACCATTAAGCTTGAAGAACCTGAGAACAATTCATTGTTCGGTCCTCTTACTCCAGCATTTCTGACGTTAGCCAGGAAGTCTGAATCAAGTTTAAGGTCTGCCATAACTTGAGGTGACACAAATAAATGATATACCTCTTCGTTTCCTGCGCCTCTTAAGCCTCTGATATAACTATCTTTGGCATAAGCTTTCAGCTGAACGATAGCTTTATAATTTAAGGTATCAGCTGCTACTACTGCAGTAACGTCTCCTGTTGTTATAGTGCTAGTTCCAGCATCCCACCTTCTATGTCTATTAGAAGTAGGAGCAGATACGTCACTAGAGAATACAAGATCACTAAGATTTTGCCCTGAACCCAGGGTATTTCTTAATGCGCCATTATTCTTAATGCCGTATGAAACACCAGTCATCGTTAAAAACGCTAACTGGTCGATACGATCTGCCATTGCATATGCAAGTGCGTCTCTTGAATGCTCACGAAAGTTGACAACTGACTTCTGATCAGCAAGACGACCCGCGAGTCGGTTTGCAAATCTGAGTTGGTCGAGTTGAACAACAATGTCGTACGCCCTTAATGCTTCTTCATTACCTTCAAGCGTGTTGTCTCCAACGATACCATCTCCAGTCATATCGGCTAAAAGAGTTATTACAGCTCTTGCGCCTTTTTCAGACTGGGTAAGTTCAGATATTCTCTGAACCATAGCGTTAGGTCCACTACCCGCAAATTGGTTAATGAAGGACATATTTCGGGCAACACGCCAAAAATCACGTGACCAGATAGTAAGCTGTTCGCTGGTCAGTGCACTAAAATTAGTATTAGCCATTTATGTACTCCAATTTAAGTTAATAATACTTAACCGTCTTTTGGGGCGATATTTACCCGTATACCCTTTATCGTTGGGGCTACGACTTCGTGTGTTTTACGAGAACGACCTCGGTTATATTAACGCCATAACAGGCGATTACGTTTTTTTACTGAAACGACTCAGGTTAGATATCGTTCTAACAAACGAAACTTATATAACATCCTATCATAACTTTACCCAAAGTCACCGCGCATTCGTTTTAAAGTCTCTTCAGGCAAGGCACCAAACTCCTCATCAGATAGCACATTTAAATCTGTAACTTTCTCTCCCCGCTTAGCCGTACCTTCTCCCTGGAGCTTTGGGGGCTGTGATTTTGAAGCTTCTAATTTCTTTTTAACGGTTGTTTTTTGCCTTTTTTGTATAACCTTTTTATTTTGTTTGGTAGTAAAGTCTTCTATACCATTAAGCAGTTCTGGGTGTTTTGCTGCTAATGTATATTCAGTCGCTCTCGCTAAAGAATCTGCTGGCTCATATCCCTGGACAATAAACGCGTCTCTTAACTCCAGAACTTCAGTAGTTATCTCTTTATCAAAATCTTCGTGGTTTTCATTAAGTATAGAAAAAGTCGCTTCTATTTCTTTAGCTTTTTCCTGGAGCTCTTGAGCTGCTTGAGACTGTTGTACGGTTTGACCCATCTGCTGCTGTACCTCAAACATCATCTGTTCTTTTTCCGCTGCACGCATTTCGGTACGAAGGGCAACCGCGCTGGTAGAATCTCCGTCTAGTATTAGCTGCTGATACTCTTGCTCTTTAACATCAAAATCGTATTGCGGAGCTTCGGCTTGAACCTCTGCTTCTTTTTGCTGTATATCATCGAGCTGTTTTTGCATCTTTTTATTTTTTGCTAAAACTTCATCTAGTCTGGACTTAGGCACCATAGGTGATTTTGGGGGCTCTATAGGTTTTTCGGGTTCCTCCTCAGTCTCTACAAGCTCATCAACTATTTCTTCGGCGGCTTCTTGTTCTGCATCGGGTGTTTCTTCCTCTGCTGTAACTTCGTCCTCGCTATCTTGTTCTTCTTCCTCAACTTCGTCCGTAGTCTCTTCTTCTACTTCAATTACTTCTTCCTCCGCAGGAAATTCTACTTCCTCTTCTTCGGATTCTTCCGCGTCTTCTGTAGGCGTTTCGCCCCCAAAATTAAGGTCCACTTGAAAAGGTTCTACATCCTCTGTGGTTTTTTGGTCTGCTCCAGGCATACCATCCATCACTATATCTAGATCCTCTGTATTTTTATCTTCAGCCATTATTACCTCCTGTAGGTTTCATTGCAGCAATAGCAATTTTTGATGCTGCTTGGGTTTCACTCTGACCCGTTCTAACCTGATTAGTCATCTCCGATAACCTCTCACGTAGGGCCAATTCTTCTCTCTTAACTTGAATCTTGCTTTGCATATCAGCAAGCCTCAATTGTGGTTCAGTTTCTGCCGTACCTTGGGCCTTAGCCATATTAAGTTCAGCTTCAGACTGTAATCTTTGAACCTCTGCTTCCAGTTTAGCAATTTCAAGTTGAGTTTGTCGAATTTGAGACTCCGCTTGAAACTGCATAAGTTGTGATTCTTGTTCTGTAGGAGGTTCGGTACCCTGCATTGCGCGTATTCTTTGAGCAATTTCACCTTTACGTTGTAAATGTGAGTACTCAACAATTAGATCATCCGGTATAGGAACACCAACTTGGCGTAATTGTATAGCTTCTGCAAACTGTATTTCTTCAAATGTGTCTCTTGCAGGAGCCGTACCAATAATTACGTCATATTCTCCTAAAGTTAAATCGTTAATAATTAAACCTTCAGGTGTAATTTCATTAATCTTCATAGGTTGACGACGTTTTAAAGGATCTGTTTCATCAGTAATCTGAAT